TCATGCTTGAACTCCCTGCCTTGGATGCGCAAGACCCCGTGCTACCTGCACACATAGACATCAACAAGACTTGCGGCATCAACGTCTATCTGGAAACGCACGGTGAGGTAACCAAGTTTTACCGCTGGAGCCGGGATAGCCGACAGTCTGAGTATGTGGAAGAGTTTTGCGCTGACACGGGAGATGTGTGGCTGATGGATACGTCGGTGCCGCATTCGGTGGACATGGTGCCTAATAAATCACGCAGGATGCTAACGTTCTCGTTTACTAAAGCCAAGTATGCGGAGGTGCTGTCGTGCTTCGCAACCAACTGATCCGGGATGTGCAGGTAGATAACGGCAGAAGTCTGCGGGTTTACGACAACGTTTTAGATTTTGAGTTTCGTAACCGGGTGTATAACTTTGCGCAGAATTCGCTGTTTCAGATCGGCTGGGCCGACGGGTGCATCGTAGAGAACAAGCAGCACAGGTTTTTGCACTCGGTGTATTCGGATGACGATTTGACCAAGCTAGGAATACTTGAGAAGTTGGTGGCAACACCCGTGGTGCAAGAGATGCGGGGCTATAAACGGACTAAGTGCATATTGAACCTGTCCACCCCAGCGGATGCCAACTTTGTACATTCCCACCCGGAAGAAAAGATTTTGCTGTACTACGTCAATCTGGAATGGAAGGACGGGTGGCATGGCGAGACGCTGTTCTTTGATGAGTCGTGCAAGGATGTTGTGTACACAAGTCCATATACACCGGGGCGAATTATTGCGTTTGATGGAAGAACGCCACACACCATCAGACCACAGTCGTTCTTGTCGCCGTTTTACAGGTTTACTTTGACCTTGATTTACACAAAATGCTGATTGTGCTGGACGACGTTTTGGATGAGGAGCACCGGCTGGCGGTGGTAGGGTTTTTTTCCCAGAATGACGAAGCACGAGTAATGAAGTGGGAGCCGGGTGGGGTTGATAAGTTGCATGGTAACAACTCGCCAATGGCGATTTTGCTGCGCCGCGCAGCCGACTACTTTGATCTGTCCTTGATGGTAGGGAGTGAGTACTGGGCGCATTATGGTACCCGGCCTGACTGGCATATCGACAAGGACGAGAAGTTGTACCAGATGTCGGGCAATACGGAGTGCCCTATTTGTAGCATCGTCTACTACGCCGATATTGATGTGGTGGGTGGTAATTTTGTAACGGAGACAATCTCTGTGAAGCCAGTAACAAACAGGATGGTTGCTTTCGCACCGGGGCTGGTGCATGGGGTAGAGAAATATACCGGTACGCGTCTGTCGGTCGCAGTAAACCCGTGGACACACAAACCTTTGGGGTACGTATGATTTTTGCAATACCACCGCGCATGAACCATGGGCAAGATGAAGTTGCCTTCTGGGATGGCTTTCTAACCGAGGAAGAGATCAACTTTCTCTTGGCGCAGCCCGAGTGGGTGCAGCGTGAGGTAGGGTGCGTTGGGGGGTCTGGTGGAAGTGCGGTAGCGGACTCCAAGATCAGAGAAACAAGTGTTAGCTGGATAGGCGCAAAACCTGAGATGGAGGCCCTGTGGGGTAAGCTCTCCCGAGTGGTGGCAGAGGTCAATCGACGGTACTTTCATTTTGACCTGACCGGGTTCTACGAGCCTATGCAGCTAGGGGTTTACACAGGAGATACAGGCGGCCATTATGACTGGCACACAGACGCTTCCTCACAGGATTCTGGTGTGCCACGTAAACTGTCGATGGCGCTTCTTTTATCGGACCCGGCTGAATTCGAAGGCGGGGAGTTTCAGGTAAAGACAACTGGGGACGAGGCCAAAACACTGGAGTCAAAGCGAGGCAGGGCGTGGTTCTTTCCGTCCTATACGCTGCACCGGGTAACGCCCGTGACAAAAGGGGTCCGTCGCTCTTTGGTGTTGTGGGTTGGTGGCCCCGCGTTTAAGTAACGATATACAGATATAAAGAGATACCATGCCGTCTACCTACAGCCCGAATTTACGCATTGAACTCATTACCAACGGTGAGCAGTCTGGTACATGGGGCGATACGACCAACATAAATCTGGGGTCATTGATTGAGGCTGCGATCTCCGGATATGTGAGTGTGGTTACTACAGCCCAAAAACAAGCATTGATAGCTTTGGATGGGGCACCGGATGAGGCGCGTAACATGGTGGTTGATTTGGATACAACAACTGGCGCAGCTTTTGAAGTGTATATCCCCCCAGTAGAAAAGTTTTACGTAATACGCAATTCAAACAGCACTCATGCGGTAACTGTGTACTGCTCTACGATTCGCGGGAACACCACTCCTGCCGGTTTAGGGGTAACAGTCCCTGCGGCAAGCACTTCGCTGTTGTTCTCTGATGACACGGATGTACGCCCTGCCATTACTTTTTTAGCGGGCAACGCTGATACAGCCAATACCGCAACAAGCGCAACAAACGCCGTAAATGCCATCAATGCAGACAACCTTACCGGGTCAGGGACTATTAGCGCTGCCACCACAGGCACCACGCAAGCAGAAAATACCGCAACTGGCGCAATAGCAACTACCGCGTTCGTAGACCGCCTACGCTCTTTATCCACGCCTACAACCGGCACGAGTGGGACATTAGTTGTGGCTGACCGGGGCAGTCTGGTTCAAGCAACAGGGAGTATTACTGTCCCTGCAAGTGTTTTTACAGCGCGGGATGTGGTGACTATTTATAACAACTCCGCCGGGAGTATTTCTATCTTGTCAGGTGCTGGTTTGACTTTACGGCAGGTTGGCACTGCTAATACCGGCACTCGTACTTTGGCGCAACGTGGGTTAGCAACAGTAGTGTTTGTGTCCGCAACAGAGGCAGTGATTTCTGGCGGGGGTCTGACGTAATGGCCGGTATACATAATGCGCTTATAGGGGCCGGGGGAGGAATTCCAGACCCGTTTCTTTTATCGATCCCTTCTAATCAAGCCGATTTAAATTTACGTGCTTTTGCAATAACTAATGGTTGGGATCAGCAAGCGCCTGTAATAGCCACCATTGGTAGTGGCGTATATGTATATTCAACTAGCACCGCATCTCCCGCATTGACGGTTGATGGGCTATGGCCCTTTGGGGTTAACGTAGTAAATAACGGTTTTGTTTTAGGTAAAGGCGGTAATGGGGGAGGAAGATCCCCTTCCGGGTTTGTTGCACCCACTAATGGTGGCCCAGCTATAAGCTCGACTGTTTCTCTGTCTATTATTAATGCGGGCGTTATTGGGGGTGGTGGTGGTGGCGGGGGGTGTAGTAGTGCCGGTAATACTGGAGGCGGCGGTGGTGGCGCTGGTGGCGGTAACGGAGGTCCGGCAACATGGTCTGCTACTGGTACTCCAACAGCATCTGGCGGGGTAGGTGCTACCGCTATGGGGGGAACCGGTGGTAGTGGTGTACTTATAAGTGTTGGTGCTGTAGGCTCAAACACACAACCATGGACGGTCATGCACAGCGGTGCTGGGGGTGGTTGGGTTGCCCCCGGAGCAGGCGGCGCTGGTGGTAATGTCACTCCGGGAGGGGGTTTTGCCGTACCGACCGGGGGCGGGGCTGGTGGTGGCGGTGGCGGGCAGATTTTTGTTGTTACCGGTAGTACTCGTCAAACTGGCAACGGCGGTACTGGCGGATCAGCGGGGGCAGTAGGGGGAAATGGCGCGAATGGGGGTGTAGACGCTACTCAATCGTCTGGTGGTGGCGGTGGTGGTTGGGGTGCGGCAGGAGGAGCCGGTGTTGGTACTTCTGGAGTGGCAGGAGGTTTGGGCGGAGCCGCTATCATACAGATTGACAGTACCGTATCTGTATCTGGAACAGGCGCAGTATACGGTGCCACCGTATCCCCCCCTGTTTTTAGCGCAACAATCTCTACCGATCAGATCGGCTTAAATCTCCGTACTTGGGCACTAGCTAATGGTTGGAACGGGACGGATGCTGCAAGAATTACTGTTGCCAGTAACGTGTATATCTATTCCACATCGACTGCGACTCCGGGTTTAACTATTGATGGTTCATGGCCCGCAAGTATTGAGCTAATCAACGCCGGTTTTATCATGGGAATGGGTGGTAAAGGTGGCGGGGCCGTTTCTGACGGTTCAACATCTATATCCGCAGCAACTGCTGGAGGCGCAGCAATTTCTCTTGGGGTTAACGTCACTATTACGAATAACTCGTACATTGCCGGGGGTGGCGGAGGTGGTGGCGGGGTCTCTGTTACAGGTCCCGGTGGGGTTTATATCGCAGGTGGCGGCGGCGGTGCTGGCGGTGGTGATGGCGGTGCCAGCACGGGATCAGGACTATGCCCAACACCGGGGTTCTTTTTGGGTGGTACCGGCGGTATTATCAACACTGCGGGAACTAACGGTGCGGGTTTTGGCGGCGGTGGTGGTGGGCGAATTTTACCCGGTGCTGGTGGCGCTGCGGGCGGCAACGGAGGCGGTGCGGGTGGTGGGGGTTGCTCTAGTGTTCCTCAACATGCATCTAATTGCGCACTTGCAGGTATAGGCAATGCCGGTGGTGGTGGCGGGTGGGGCGCTTCTGGGGGTGGGTCTAAAATTGGTTCTATTGCTGGCGGGGGTGTGGGAGGTACTGGGGGTTCAGGTAACAATAGTGGCGGGGATGCGACTAACCCTACCGCTGTTCAAAATGCTGGCGGGGCTGGCGGTAACGCGGTCAGCCTGAACGGCTTCTCTGTTACATGGAACGCTGAGGGTACGCGCTGGGGAGCAATTAGTTAAGGGTAGTATATGGTGTATAAATCTAACACAGAGGTCAATTATGAAAATACAGAAACTAGCGCAAACACTCCCTGATGGCACGGTAGAACCGTCTCATGTAATCGAGATCGTGTGTGCAAGTTGTCAAGACCCAGTAAGTGCAGAAGAAGTTGAGACAGGGACTTGTACAAGTTGTAACGCTCCGTGGCAAGCTGCACAAAGTGTAAGTATCACCGTTACTTCATTGCCCTCAGTGCAAGGACTAACCATTTCTATAGGTTAATTATGCCGCTGCAAAAACTTCAGTTTCGCCCCGGTGTGAACCGTGAGGGCACTACGCTTGCCAACGAAGGTGGTTGGTATGATTGCGACAAAATCCGATTTCGTTCTGGGTACCCAGAAAAGATTGGAGGATGGACTGCGTTTTCTTTCGCAACTGCATTTTTAGGCATATGCCGTTCTTTATGGAATTGGGTAACCTTAAAAAACTTTGACATCGTAGGCTTGGGCACTAACCTTAAATTCTATGTAGAAAATGGTGGCGAATACTACGACATAACGCCGATTAACTATACAACAAATAACACTGTCACGTTTGCCGCAGATACAGTTACACCATCGGCAATTATTGTTGTAGTCGATTCAAATGCGTCAAGCTTGCAGCCAAATGACTTTGTGACTTTTTCAAATGCAGTCAGCCTTGGTGGCAACATAACAGCCGATGTGCTTAATCAAGAGTATCAGATACGTGATGTTTTATCTGGCACTTCATACACTATTTCTGCTCGTGCAGTTTCTCCTGTGGGTACCCCGGGGGCTACAGTGCTGTCTAACTCTTCGGACTCTGGAAACGGTGGAGGGTTTGTAGATGGTGAATACCAGATAAACACAGGTTTTTCTATTTACGTTCTTGGTACTGGTTGGGGTACAGGACCATGGAGCCGACTGGGTTGGGGCGACGGTTTTACCACGGGTGTCGGCCAGCAGTTGCGTTTATGGAGCCAGTTTAACTTTGGGCAGGACCTTTTGTTCTCCCCACGGGGCGGTGCGCTTTATGTGTGGGAGCCGGGGTTTGCATCCCAGCCAAATTTTCTTAGCCGGGGAACGTTAGTTACAGGCCCGGAATGTCCAACTGAAATACTTCAGATACTTATTTCTGATGCTACGCGTATTACGATTGCGTTTGGCTGCGACCCTTATTCGTTTGACCCCAACGCTGGCTCTCTCGATCCCCTATTAATCCGGTGGTCTGTTGCGGAAGATTACACCGACTGGAACCCTGAAATAACTAATCAAGCGGGCAGCTTTAGGCTTTCGCACGGCTCTTCAATCCTTAATGCGCTACAGACGCGTCAAGAAAACTTAGTTTGGACAGACACGGCTGTGTACTCAATGCAGTACATTGGGCCTCCGTACGTGTGGGCGTTTAACATTCTTGCCGACAACATATCTATTGCAAGCCCCAACTCTGCCGTTACGGTTAATGGTGTTGTGTATTGGATGGGTATTGATAAATTTTACATGTACGCAGGGCGTGTGGAAACGCTCCCTTCCACAGTACGTCAATTCGTTTTCAGTGACATTAATACAGATCAGTTGTTTCAAGTTGTAGCTGGAACCAATGAAGGGTACAACGAAGTGTGGTGGTTCTATTGCTCGGCTAGCTCAAATATTAACAATCGTTACGTAATATACAACCACTTAGACAAGGTATGGTACTACGGCACTTTACCGCGCACTGCTTGGCTAGATAGCCCTTTGCGCCCCAGCCCAATGGCAGCAGATACTACGGTAAACAGACTGGTGTATCACGAACAAGGGGTGGATAACAATTCAACAGATGTTCCACAAGTAATTAACGCGTATGTTCAGTCGTCGGACTTTGACATTGGGGACGGCCATAACTACGGGTTTGTGTGGCGTGTTATTCCTGACATTACTTTTAATGACTCACAAACTACCACGGGGGAGTATCCGCAGGTTACTTTCACTGTGCTGCCGCGTAAAAACCCCGGTGCTCTTTACGGCCCTGCGGATAGCCCCACCGTACAAACGGCTCAAGATTACGCAGTGGCTAACACTTACCAAGTTCAGCAGTTTACGGAGATTGTGTACACCCGAGTTCGTGGGCGGCAGATGTCTTTCAAGCTAGAGTCAAATACGCTTGGCACTCAATGGCAGTTGGGAACCCCCCTGCTGGATATCCGTCCGGATGGCAGGAGGTAATTATGTCTACTGGCACCACAAAAGCCCCGTCCTTGCCCTATGCGGCTGTGGAGTATGACCGTGTCGCAATGGATCAACTTTTGAACATTTTACGGTTATACTTCCAACAGCTAGATAATCCGGGACCCAGCGCCGCATCCACGCAGTTTTTATCGCCGACTGAGATTGTGTCCGCGATGAACTTTAGCACCATAGATCAGGCCACACAGCAGCGCGTTGTAAGTTTGCCAACTCAAACGGATATAGCTAACATACGGGTGGGGGATTTATACCGCGACACCACAATGGGTAACGTCATAAAGATAAAGGTTTAACTATGAGCCTCCATAATCTAGCTCACCAAGTGCAGAGCGCCGGACGCGGCGACGACAAAGTCCTCGTCCATATGACCCCCGGTGAGGTTAAAGGCCTGCAATCTATTGCCATGGCACATGGCGGTTCTCTGACAATCAACCCTCAAACTGGCCTGCCCGAAGCGGGCTTTTTGTCTTCTATCCTGCCCATGGTTGCTGGCCTCGGGTTGTCGATGATTCCCGGTGTGGGGCCGATGATGGCTGCGAGTATTGTGGGCGGCGGCACTGCTATTGCTACCGGTGACTTGAAAAAAGGGTTGATGGCTGGCCTCGGAGCTTATGGTGGAGCTGGTTTAGGTTCTGGGCTAATGGCACAAGGTGCGACAGGCGCGGCAAATGCTGGGGTAAGTTCAATCGACGATATAGCTTTGGCTAACAGTAAGGCTGCGGCTAATTCGCAAATAGGTAACGCGTATGGTGCGAATGCTGCCACTAATGCTGCCGCTACTACTCCATATAATTGGGCTGGTGGCCCTAATATAGCTACAAACGCAGCAGCACCGGGGATGACGGGCTATGGCAACGCTATAGTTAATCCCGCACCGGTTGCCCAAACTATGGGTGGGCAGACAGTTACAGCGGGAGTGAACCAGCCTGTTGCTTCGTTTGGAGTAAAGTATCAACCACCCCCATCCTCAATCACAGAACCAGTAAGAACTGTGCAGGATTTCGCAGGGAAGGCGACATACCAAGGCGGATACCCTACGTCAGGCACTATTAGCCGCCCCTTTACTGACGCCATGTCGCAACTTGGTCGTGGCGCGGAAAAGTCTTTCACTAGTATGGAAGGTTTAAAAGGTTTGTACGACACTATGCCGACAGGGTCGGTGGTTGCGTCCGGTTTGACTTTGGCCGATGCTATGAAGCCGGAGTACGAGAAACCTAAAGAAACCAAGTCGATGATTCGTCCGTATGAGTTCAGTTATAACTCGACCAACGTATCGGCAGAGCCTTATTCAGGTAGCGCAGAGCGCACGTACTTCAACCCAGTGTTTACAGCTAAAGACCCGTATGAAGCACCGGGTCCTGAGTATGCTGCGGAAGGTGGCTTGATGGGTTTAGCTGTGGGGGGCATTACCAACTCTTCCCGTGCGGCGCTAATGCAAGAACAACAAGCACTTGCTGGCAAAGACCCCGTACAACAGATGTCCGAGCTTAATGCGGTGGGTGGTAGCACTGGGTTCCCCATGTCTAACATAAAGACCCCTAGCTACAACGTGAGTAAAGCTACGCCGATTCCAACAAACATGATTGAAGCTACGGGGGATACAGGCGTTGATCCGTACTCTGGCGCAGAACAGTTTGCTCGTGGTGGCGCAACAGTAGCACCTGAGACAACAGGCGGGTATACCTATTCTTATAACCCAAGCACACAGCAGTTTACGCAGACTGGAGCGCCGACACCGTCATCAAGTGATAAAGGCACATTTAACTTAGTCGCTCGCGCAGCAGGTTTGATGAAGCCGGAGCAATATCAAGATACAACACCGAACGGAACCGTCAGTGGCGGTTTAGCGGAGCCAGTAGCACAGCCCGCAGCGCCAGCACAGCCGTTGGTACCCAACATAAACGTCCCAGCGTATCAAAGTCCTGAACAGCAACTTGGTCTAGGTGGTTTCTACGACTATATGAATCAGCAATTAGCTGGGTACAAAGGGTATGCGGCTGGTGGTATGTCGCACTTGGGTGATTATTCTGATGGTGGGCGACTATTGAAAGGACCCGGTGATGGAGTTTCGGATTCTATCCCTGCTTCTATTGGTAACAGGCAACCTGCTCGTCTTGCTGATGGTGAGTTTGTGGTACCCGCACGTATTGTGTCCGAAATCGGAAACGGTTCAACCGAAGCCGGTGCCCGTAAGCTCTACGCAATGATGGACCGAGTGCAGAAGGCTCGTCGCAAGACTGTAGGTAAAAAGCAAGTTGCAGTTAATTCAAAGGCGGATAAATATTTACCGGCATGAGTTATACATTTCATCTAGGGCGGCATCGGGAAACCTTTGAAGAACTTGAGCCGTTATATCGGCAGCATTACGATGAAATGGTTTCCCGCTTGAAGAAAGACGGAATTGAGTATTCTCCGTACAACCCAAGGTGGGACAGATATTTTGCGGCAGGAGACCGAGGTGATTTACTGACGTTTATTTTGCGGCACGAAGGAAAAGCTGTTGGATGCAGCAATGTGTATCTTACCAACGATATGCACAACGGCGATTTAGTTGCACAAGAAGATACGATTTATGTTTTACCAGAACACCGCAACGGGATAGGGAAGAAGTTCGTACGGGTGATACTGGATGAGTTAAAAGAGCGCGGTGTAAAGAGAGTATCTGTTGCCGCGCTAACCGATTTGAGGGTTGCCAAACTTTGGAAGCGAATGGGCTTTAAAGAAGCAGCAATTCAAATGATGTATACATTTTGAGGTCACACCATGTGCTCATCTTCAGAACCACAACCAACTAGTCAAAACGTAACCCAAACATCGATCCCAGAATACGCTAAGCCGTATGTGGAGAAGATGCTGGGTAAAACGGAGGCGCTTACAAACGCCCCCTATCAAGCGTACCAAGGCGAACGGATTGCTGGGTTTACGCCGATGCAGCAGCAGGCACAGCAAAACATGGCAAATTTGCAGCCAGCCCAGCAACTTGGCACTGCTACACAGCTTGCTGGTATAGGGGGTTTGGGTGGCCTTAACGCAGGCCAACAGTTTGCACAGCAGGCTACTAACCCCTACGCTATGCAGGCGTACATGTCGCCATATGTAGAGAATGCCCTAGCCCCACAAATGCGGGAAGCTGCGCGGCAATCTGCTATGCAAGGGCAACAAAATATAGCGCAGGCGGCTAAGGCAGGAGCTTTTGGCGGCTCTCGATTCGGGCTTCAAGAAGCTGAACGCCAGCGTAATCTTGCGCAACAGCAGGGAGATATTTACGGGCGAGGGATGCAGACCGCCTTTGAACAAGCGCGTCAAGCCCAGCAGTTTGGTGCCGACTTGGGTCTACGTGGGTATGGATTAGCGGGGCAAATGGCCGGTACTCTGGGGCAGTTAGGTCAGACACAGTTTGCTCAGCAGCAAGGCATCATCCAAGGGCAGTCGAGCATGGGTGCGCAACAACAGGCGCTAGAACAGCAACGCTTAGGTCAGCAGTATTCCGATTTCCAAGCGCAGCGCCAGCATCCATATACGCAGCTAGCGTTTATGTCTGACATGCTGCGTGGTTTACCTCTAGCCCAACAAGCACAGACTATGTACCAAGCCCCCCCGTCGATGGCGCAGACGGCACTTGGGATGGGTCTTGGCTATGCTGGACTTAAACAGGCGGGTCTGTTTGGTGCGGAAGGCGGCTCGGTGCCTGATGGCCTTGAAGAAAAAAGTTACGGTCTAGGCGGTATTGCACTGCATCAACTAGGTTGAGGTAAGAAAATGACTATCGACACAGCAGCTATATTAGCCGCACGCTATCAGAAAGACCCATCACCACTTAAGGCAGCGGTGCTCGGTCAAGGTAACCTAGACATCAATCCGTATGCGGCGCTACGTGCGCTCCAGCTACAGAAAGAGGCTCAGCGATACGAGATGGCACAAGCTGCTATGAATGGGCAGCAGTATCAAAATCAACCGTCGATGGTCGAACAGGCGCTCTCGCCGACTGCACCGCAAATGCCCCAGCAGATGCCCCAGCAGATGCAGCAGCCTCAAGGCTTGCCGGGTATGCAGCAAGCCCAACCACAGATGCAAAGCCCCGGTCTGGAGGGTATGCCTGTGCCTGAAGCTAGCGATGAAGAGTATGCCGGTGGCGGTATCGTGGCGTTTGCGGATGAAGGCTTGGTTCAGGACGAGCAACTGACTTCCGATATGCTGGCTGACTTGCAAGACAAGGGTGAAGAGTCGCCCGGCGACCCCAATTCCTACCAAAGCATTGCCGCAAGATTGCCCGGCCTACTACAGAATATTGAGCGGTCGGAGTACAAAGCAATGACGCCCGCAGAGTACAAAACAGCGTTTACTACGCGCCGTGCACTGCTTGAAGAGGGTACAGAACCCAGTCCATACGGTGCGCTCAAAGATCAAATAGCTGGGCTTGAATCAGAGCGTGCTCAAAACCTAAAGCAAGCCAGCGGTCTGGCTATGCTGGCAGCAGCAAGTGACGTTATGCAGCCGGGTGGCCTAATGCGTGGTTTGGGCGCGGCAGGTAAGACTTTTGCAGGTATATACGGCCAAGCTATGCAGGCAGACAAAGCCGAGAAACGTGCTCTGATGTCTATGCAGTTCAACCTTGCCGACGCACAACGCAAAGAGAAGATGGGCCTCAACCGCGAGGCTATTGCTGCCGCCGACCAAGCTCGTCAAGATCACACTGCAGCCCAGCGGTTCGGGCTGGAGAAGAACAAAGCTATGGCTACGGTGGCATCCAATATGGCTCGGGCTACTAGGCCGACTACTACCGGTGGCGACAAAACACCGAAAGGGTACGACAACTTAGTAGCCGGTTTGTATGGGGAGTTGAAGTACAAGAATGACCAGCTTAAAAAACAGAACCCAAATGATCCTAACATTAAGGCAGACGAGGTTTTGTTAGCAGAAGCGCATCGTGCGGCAGCGCCTATGTGGGCTAAACTCCCGGCTGGGGAGGTTATGGACGTCAAGAGACGAGATGTGGCAGCGGAAGAAAAATCGCAAGCGGATACCGAAGCAGACAGAAAAGAGAGACGCCGACAGGAAGACGAGAAGATTAGGATTGAAAAAGAGAAACTTGAAGAAGACAGACGCCAGAAGAAAATTAACCATGATAAAGCGGTGACCGAGTGGGGGCAGGCTGAAACTGCCCGGAAGAAAGCTATTGCGGAGGAAAGGAAATCGCTTAAATTTAACCGCGACTACATCAAAGGGGATGCGGCGACAAAGAAAGCTATGGAGAAGGAAATTGATGATAGGTATCCTGCAATTCCAAAGCCGGTATGGAACGAGCCTGCAGCCCCTGCTCCAGATAAAACTTCGGATGCGTCAGGAAACAAAAATTCCACCGTCACGACTACTAGTGGTAAAGTAATCACGCGTGCTGATATTAAAGCTACTGCCAAAGCGACGGGAAGAAGTGAAGCCGACGTTGAAGCTGCTGCCAAAGCTAAGGGGTACACCATTAAATAAGGAGTAAGGTATGGCCGGGCGTGATTTGAGTGCAGAACTTTTTGATACCCCGGCCAAACCTGAACCGGCTCCATCCGAGGGTAGAAACTTAGGCGCTGAGCTTTTTGATACCCCAGCCCCAGTTAAAAAAGCCGAAGCGAAACCCGTTTCCGACAAAACTGTAACAAAGCAGCCTCCGCCTGAGCCTGCTCCTGCACCTGCGCTTACAACGCCTATTGCTCCTGCACCCACGCGGGCAAAAAAACAACAACCAGTTCTCCGCGACGACTTTACATTCGGCGACCCTATGGGTAGCGACTTAGGTGCAGCTATTATGGCTGACACCAAGCCAGCCGGGCCTGATCTTGGGGTTATGGATAACGCCCCCAAAGGAAAACCCCAGAAAGACGCGTTCCTCCCAATCCGCCCAGAAGTCCGCCAAGCGTTGATCACCGCTTATCAAGGAGGCTCTCCCGCAGAACGCGCCAAGTTAGAGAAGCTTGAGGGTGTTAAAGGGGATGTCATCCGCGAGTACGCAAAAGGGTTTAAGGCTCGACAAGCCAAACGCAGGGCGGAGTTTGAAAAGCAGCAGCGCACCGGGGTAGCAATTCCCGGCTTTTTTGGGTTGGAAGAACAGTTTGACCCTAGTGTTGAAGCTCGCACTGCTCGATTAATTGCCGCAGGGGAGAGGCCAGAGTTTGCTCGCGTAGCAGCCGAACGATCAGCCCGTGCTGGGGTTCCCGTAGGTCAAGAAATTAAGTTCATGCAGAGCGAAGGGACGTTGGAGAAGACGGACTTTGACTTCGAGATGTTTAAGGAGTACCGCGACGCCAACCCTGTTATCCGAGCTACTGTGGCTGGAGTAGAAGGTTTCAAGCAAGGTGTACTGGGCGTTAACGAGGCGGTTGCCGACGCTCTTGGGTTTGACACCTTTGCAAAATCGCAGGCAGCAGGGGCTAAAGAATCCCGCACGGCTGTGGAGTCCATGGGGGAGAACTCCAACTATCTGGCACGGCAGTTTGAAGGCGCGGTTAGTTCTATCACCCAGCAGCTTCCGTCCCTGTTTGCAGGCACAGTTACTGGGTCGCAAGCATTAGTGCTCGGCTCCATGTTTGTTCAAGTGTTTGGGCAAGAGTATTCAGCGGGTAGAGCTAAAGGTCTGGATGGTGCCCAAGCCTCTACACGTGCGGGTCTGTACGGTGCCTTTGAAATTATTGGTGAACGGTTGGGTTTGAAGTTTGAAATGGACAACCTTCGCCGTGCAACCCAAGGCATGAAGACCGACCAGCTTAGGGACTTCCTAGCTAACACGTTGAAAAAAGAATTACCGGGCGAGTACTTAACTACCACCGGTCAGTTCCTGACAGATAAATCCGCAGTTGGTCTGAACAAAGACGCAACGATGTCTGACTACTTGCAGCAGATGGCAGACACCACAGTACAGACCGTGATGCAGTCGGGCATCATGACGGGAGGTATTAAAGCAATAGAAAAGGGTGTAACAACATTCCAAAGCCGTGAAACAGAAGAACCAATCCCCACTGCCGAGCAGCTTATGCGGGAGAAGGGCTTCATAGTTAAATCCAAACGAACTGAAACCGGCAAGACTACAACTGAGACTGCGCTCGAAGAAGCAGCCGGGGAAAAGGCTACAACTGATACGGCAGTTACACCGACCGAAACCCCAGAAGCTAAAGAAGAACGCGCTGCTAAACGCCAAGCTCAGGTAGACGAGATTGCTACTAGGTTGGTAGAGACAAGCGGAATCGACCCAGATACAGCCGTAAAAATTGCGGAGGGGCGTGTCCGTGCGCAGGAAGAGCAGGAAGAGAAACGTCAGGACAAATTACAGAGAGAAGTAACGAAGCGCGAAACACTTGTGGCACCGCCTGAAAACCGGGTTCAGGAAATAACGGATGACTTGATTGGTGCAGGGATGCCCCCAGTTGAAGCTGCACAACGTGCGGTACTGATGGCACAACAAGAAGCAGAGAACGATGCGCTGGCGGAACGGGAGGCAGCAAATGTTGGAAAATCTATCACTGCAACAGGTGAGCTTGGCACTGGAGTGTCTGGCGAACGAGGAGCTGGAGTACCTGCCGGAGGAACTGCAAAAGCTCTCACCACTGGATTGGTTCCTGCTGGAACAACTGCTGGAGAATTTACTCCGGGAGAAACGATTCAGTCAGGTTCATTAAAAGAAGCGCAGGAAGCAGTCTCCCGTGCGGAGAGAGAACTAATAATTGCGCAAGAAAATGGCGACCTACTAGAAACTTCGAGGGCGCGGGCTGCGCTTATGCAAGCCCAAGAACGACTAACTGAAATTCAGCAAGTAGGTCAGCCGAGTGCGTTGACTGAAGAGCAACAGCTTGAACTTGAACAGCTAGAGTTTGAGGAAGACCTTGCTCGTAGAGAGTTAGAAGAAGCCAAGAACGGCACGAACGATTGGGACAAAGCACGGCAGGATGCCATTGCTGCCGCTAATGAACGTAGAGCAGAAAGACTTAGACAACAGGAGGAAGCAAGTGGCGCTGAAACCATTGAAGCCGAGCAAACAGAAGCGCAAGGAGCAGAGGAATCAGAAGCCGGTGTTCCCCCCACAACCGGTAAAAGAGGAAGGCCGAGGCTCGCACCCGCAGCTAAGTTAACTGCCGAAGATAAGCGCAGGCAACAGCGCACTGCCTACAAAGCTGTTGAGAAGCGGCTCAATGATGCCGAGCGTGAACTTGTAGAATCCGCCGAGCCTGTTAATGAAGACGAAGCAACGTCGGATGAACATCTCGATGAGATGTATGACAACAAGACCAGACAACGCCAGTCCGCTATCAACAGGCTCTACGATATATCCAAAGAAAACCGTGGTAAGCCGGGGCAACGTGCACTTGAGCTGCTAAGCCAGAATGCTTCGACGGCGGAAATTAAAGTTGCTGCGGAAGGGCATCAGTACCGTAAGCAACGTGCTGCTAGTGAGTCGGTATCCAAGAGTGTCGAACAAGCTGCTTCTGAAACTGTAGCTGACGAAAAACTTGGTTCAGTTGTCAACGGTGCGCAGGCAATCACCCAGATTATCAAGACGGGCACTGAGTTCCAGAAGCTTCTGGCTAAGCGACTGCGTAGCTTTGTTAGTAACGTCAAAGTTGTTGTGGTCGAAGCTAACCAACCGATACCTGAAGCTTTGGCTAAAAACCCCAAGTATCAGCGGGAATGGGATCGTGCACGTGCGCTGTTTATCGAGAACTACGCAACCGGGGCTAAGACTATTTACGTACGTGGTGCTTCCTTTGGGGCTTCACAGGGAGTCAACAACGTTACCCTGCTGCATGAGTTGTGGCACGCGGCTACTAATAAGAAGGTAGAGCTAGGCCGACAGGCTATTACCAAGGGTCTGCACAAGGGCAGTCAGCTTGTACGCGCTACGGAAGACTTGATCCAGATAATGAACAATGCTGGCGAGAGGTTTAACGAGCTTGCGGCTCAGGGTAGGTTACCTGCGCACATCTCCCGGCTGGCTGAGTTTGGTGAAATCTTTGATGATCCACGGGAGTTCATTGCGTACGGTATGACCGACCCAGCCTTCCAAGAATTCCTGAAGTCGGCTGGCTCGCTCGGCGGCACTACGTCGTACTGGTCAGCGTTCGTTGATGCACTGCGTCGCTTGATTGGCATGGACCCATCAGATACAAACGCACTCGCCGACTTGCTCAATGTAACCGATACCATCCTCACTGCTCGCCCAGTCGGTAGGCTAGACCTGATGGAAGGCGCATCACCGATGGCGCTGTTTGGGTTTGGTAAACCGAAAGACTCTACAACGGAGTTTGCGGGTGAGACTATATCTACTAAGCCGTCGGCAAACGCCAAGCGTCTGGCTGCGCTGCTAGGTGCTAAGTTATACGGGGACCCAACCGACATTGCAAAAGTGTCGATCAAAGAAATTTTCCAGAACTCGTTTGACGCAATTAAAGGCGCATTGGAAAAAGGCCAGCTTACCAAAGGTAAGATTGACATCAAACTAGACGAAGCAAAGCGTACGATAACTGTAACTGATAACGGTCTTGGTATGCCTGCGTCGGTGATGGGTAATGAGTTCTTGACTATTGCAGGCACAGTAAAAGAAACAGATCGCGCATCAGGTGGTTTGGGTATTGCCAAGATGCTGTTCTTGTTTGGTAACGAAAAGCTGGAAGTAGTATCTCTGCGCAACGGTGTGCTGGCGCGTATGGTTACCACTGGCGAAGAAGTTATGGCTGCGCTAGACGACCCGAGCTTAGCCCCAAAAATTACAACATCTACCGACCCTAAAGTAATTGAGCAGTATACTAAGACACTGTTCCCTGACGGGCACGGCACGACTATCGTTGTAAAAATTCCTAAGACTTACAAAGACGCGTCCACGGGGGAAGAAAAGGAAATTCCATTTACCGTATACAGGTTACAAGAAAGCCCAGTCTTAGAGAAAAGCCCGCTCTTTGACAATATTGAAGTCACGATGGACGGATATGGGCATGGGCCAAGTGTGTTACCTATCGGCGCAAACTTTCCAATTGATCAATACACCCCGTTTGCAAATGTAAATTTTGATTGGGGTACAGCGCGGGTTTACGTAGAGAAAAAAGTTCAAGACTACATGTTTGGTGATAACACGCACATACTATCCAACGGTTTGTGGCAGTTTGACACCATTATTAAAGACCGCCCCACTTGGGATGGAGAAAAGATTAAACGTAATTTTTACGTTGATGTCTCCCCCAAAGTAAAACCTGAAGACGCAGGCTACCCGTTCGACTTGAACCGCCAAGGGTTTGCGCCGAGCATTCGTGATGACTTCCTTAAAATATTTAGGTACATAACCGCTATCTACCAGCAGCAACAGTTTGCGGATGAGAGCAAGAGCTTTGGACAGATTCAATATGTGAACTCTGATGGTACTTTAACTAAGCCAGAGGAACTTGTACCAGAAGTACCGGCTACGCCGACTGCGTTTACGATGATCAAGCCGGACGACCAAGTGGAAGTCCGTGAAGGAATCATGTATGTCAATGGCCGTGCTGTGCCTGAGCTTACCGACGCTGACTTAAAAAATACAAGTATCCGTGTTGACGAACTGACCATACCGCAAGATAAGATCGACACCAACCGTGTGATGGTGCACGACAACACATTGGTTAAAAATACGGGTGGTGAAACGGGGCTGACTATTGCTGACATTAAAGATCAGATGCCCGCTGGTTGGAGACTAGAGGAAGAGAAAAGCGACTCTGGCGCTATTACTGGGTACTTTGCGATAGGGCCTAATTTCGAAGTAGCTTTTGGGTCTGATGTTAATAGGGTTGTGGAACGGCTTGCCAGCGAGCACAACGTATTTCTTCAGATACCATTTAAAGAAGCAAAACTTAAAACGCTATCTGAAGTAGCCCGTGAAACGTTTGGCAAAAAGTACGATGAGTACTTGGCCGGTATCGGCAGCATCTTTATGGAATTGCGAAACGCGCTTGCCACACAGGACAACGGAAGATACAGCGATATTCTGAATGAAGCAATCGGCATCAGTATAGACAAGGAATACTACGGCGTAAGTATTCGCATTCCATTCAGTGGGTTGTATATCAATCCCGCTAGTACTTCGATGACCGATAATTCCCGTCAGATTGCTTATACTATGGTTGGCACCATGATTCACGAAATGGCGCACCACAAAGTTCGAGGGCACAACGCAGAGTTTGCATCGGAGATGCAGCGTGTTATGAATTTGCTGGAAGTGCACCCAACGTTTGATTTGGCCGACGCTAAGAAACGGATGACTGACCACATCCAAAAACACATTAATATTTTTGATTTTTTAAACGGAGAATTTAAAAATGGAAATCTCGAACCTCGTGGAAACCGCTTCCAAGACGCTAGCGCCATTGAAGCCGGAAATGATGGGGGTTTTAACACAGTGGAAGGCGCTGGCGGAACAGCAGAACAGAGGGACGGACCCGGAGTATCTGGAGGGGTTGAGCCGAGCTATCAAGGTACTGGAGAAGTCGGCGTCGGTGCCGGAAATGCTGGCGAAGCTGCGGAAGATGGAGAGGACACAGTAAGAACTCAGGCTACGATCAACCGTGAGGTAGACATAGCTATTGAGAAAGTGCGCATCAGCCGTAATGCTGAGGAAGTTGCGCGTCAATCCAAACTGCTTCAGGCACTGCGTGACCCTCGCCAAACGTTACCGGCTTTGCGTCAGATATGGAAAAGCGCAACCTACGCCCAGCGTTTGCTACTGGTTAAACTGCCGACGACTGAGTTCTTGTCGCGGTGGGGCGGCTCATCCATCCCCGAACTAATCAACACTAATGTGCTGTTGGAAAAGATGGGGGGCTTGACGCAGCAGCTTCTGCACTCGTCTGCGGTTATGGCTCAGACCATACACAGAGCGTTCAAGCAAGATAAGACACTGCAGCGCAAACTAGAAGATGTAGCGTACGCTTCGACACTTGCGCAGATTGATCCGTCTAACCCCGACGCAGCCGAGCGCAGCCCTAAGCTTGATCAGATGTACAAGGACTTAGGCGCAAAAGGGCAGCAGATATTCAAGCTGATTCTGGAGCACTACCAGAACATGTCGGACTACTTTGCTCAGTTGCTGGATGAGCAGATAGCAAACTCCAACGTCACACTTGATACGCAGAACCGCCTGATGGCTAAGATTCGTGAGATATACGAAACAGGCCAGAAGATTAAACCGTACATACCGTTGGTTCGCCGAGGTGATTTCTGGCTGGCTGTTGGCTCCGGCAAACACCGGCAGTTCTTCACGTTTGCAACGATGAACGAGCGAGATGCTGCTGCTGAAGCAATGGCAAAAGAGCGCCGGACTCCGCTGGAGCAGCTAAAGGAAGACCAAGACTTTGTGCTTGGCAACGACATCGGTACTTTGCGCCGTGCATCGTTTGACTCTAGCTCGATCTTGAAGAGCTTGTTTGACGTTATTGATGCAGAGAATTTTAGCGATCCTAACGTACGGGAAGAACTGAAGGACTCGATCTACCAGCTTTATCTGACCACGATGCCAGAGCAAAGCTTCCGTCGGCAGTTCATCAACCGTAAGAACATCACGGGTTTCTCGACCGACTTGCTGCGTAACTTCTCCACCACGGGTGTCAAGATGGCGACCCAGTTGGCTAAGATTAAGTACGCTCCGCTTCTGCGTAATTCGCTCTCGGCGGCGCAGGACTCCATTGTTGGGCGGGAAGAGTTACAGCCGTTTATTACGGAAATGCAAGCACGGGTAGCCCAGCAGCTTAACCCCGGAGAACGTTCTGGTATGGACAGGGTTGGGGATTTCCTCAACCGCTCAGCGTTTATCTGGTACCTGTCGGGTGCGTCCTCTGCACTCCTGCAACCGCTAGGTGTATTCCAGACCGGCGCACCGATCCTTATGTCTCGCTATGGGCAGATCAATGGCGCTCGTGAACTAACAAAAATGCTACGAGTATGGGATCAGTACGGTACTTTCCGCACAAACCCAGATGGTTCTATGTCGTTTGTACCCCCAAGCATTGCTAACGCCAAAGGGATGACAGATGACGAGAAGCGAGCAATCCGTGAAATGATAGGCCGCGACGTATCGCAGTCCACCTACGCAAGTGCCATGTTTGGCTACAAGAGCATACCGACTGAAGATATTAGCGGCGTGGTGCAGAAGACAAAACGCGGCCTTGCTATGGCAACCGGTGGCCTGATGCACTCGACCGAGCGCCTATCACGAGAGATAATTTATCTTGCTTCGTACCGACTGAACCGTAAGGCTGGTAAGTCCCACGAAGAAGCAGTTAACCAAGCGGTTATTGATACGAACGAATCTCTTGGTAACTACGGCCAGTACAATCGCCCACTGATTATGCAAAAGGGGCTAGGCAAAGTAGTCCTGCAGTTTACGATGTATCCACTGCACGTGACGCTGTTCCTGATGCGCAACTTCAAACGTATGCTTCCACTGCTCAATAAAGAGGGTAAGTGGGAGGCTACTAAAATTTTCTTCGGCACTCTCGGCACGACCATGATCTTGGCGGGTGCGTCAGGCTTACCCATGTTCAGCGCAGTTATGGGCTTGCTCGGGTGGATGTGGCGTGATGAAGAAAAGCCGCAAGAGTTCAAGGACATGGACTACGAGACTTGGTGGCGCACTGAGTGGCTCCCCCAACAAATCGGCCATATGGAAATCAACGGTAAATCGCTGGCCGACGTTATAGATCGTGGCGCAGCTAACGCGCTGACTGGGTGGGATATTGCTTCCCGTACCAGCCTGAACGATCTATGGCTGCGGGATACTAAAGAGACTAAGACAGCTAGGGAGGGTGCAGTAGCTCTAGCTATGGAGAAAGCTGGCCCTTCGGCTGCAATGATCTTGTCTCTCGCCGACGCGTACGAAGCGTTCATCAATGGTGACTACCAGAAGGGTGTGGAGAAAATGTCACCCGCGCTGATTCGTAACTTTATTTTGGCGCACAAGTACGCGCAAGCAGAAATCGCTGGCGTTACTATTGGTAAGGGCGAACCCGTAATGGATGCTAAGGGTGCTGAAATACTTGTATCCGGTGGATTCACCACAGGTGAGCTTCTTGGGCAAGCTATTGGTTTCCGTTCTGATCTGTTGGCGTACCCACAGAAGGTAGCGTTTAAGTTGAATGCGCAGGATCAAAAGGTGGATTTTGAGCGGACTAAGCTCATGAACAACATAGCGCGAGAATTTTTTAAGGGTCAGCGTACTGGAGACTACGACGGGTATTTAGAACAGTTGGAGAAGAGAGATAAGTTCAACACCAAATACCCTGAAAAAGCCATCGACGATGACCAGCTAGAAAATTCTATCGAGAAGCGCCTAGAAGAAATAGGTAAAAGGGAAGCATGGAGCGGTATGCCGATCACAGAAAAGAACATGCCTGTGTTCGCAGAAAGTGCGCTAAGTGCTACCAAAGAGCTAGATAGACGCAACAAAGAAGTGCTGGAACGTCAGCGGAAGGAAAAGAAGTAAAAAAATCCCCCGGCCAAAGAGGGGGTGCCGGGGGCAAAAACAGGAAGGAGCTAACTTCCTAAGAGCTACAGCAAAGTAGCCGTTTCAGTATAGCTTAACTCCTCCAAATCCGAAGCCCCTTTACGCCTTCCTCAATAACTATTTTGGTCACCACAGGAATCCCTAACCTTTTTGTAACACGGGTTACCTCAGCCAGAGCTTCCTTGTGGTCTATGCAGGGTACAAAAAACGAGTACCCCTTGCGAAACTTTGACCAATCAATGTTGTAGCTGATCGTCTCGATTTTCATTTGCTGGAATCATGCTATCCATCTGGATAAACTCAGACGACGAAGCATCAAACTTGAGCACCCTAACTGCGGGAGAAACTACGCTCATACCCTTAGACATGCGCTTGTTCATAGCCTCGACGAACACATTGCCATCATGCAATTCTTTTAACATGTTCTTATAGTTGATCTGCTGTTTGACGCAGAAGTCCTTGAACTGTTTGGCCGCTACGTACAGGTGCTTAGTGTCTGGCTCGTACCGTATCAGCAACTCTCCACGGGGTTGCCACAGTGGGGACGCCTCCATGTTGCTTCGTGCATCCACCTCGCCGTTGACGACCAGAGCGTTGTTGATATGGCTATTGATAAATTCACCAAGGAAGATTGCAGGGTTTGACTGCGGCGGCTTGATGTCCTCACGCATCTCGCCAAGCATCTGGAGCAGCCACTCGTACACCGCTGCCATGTCGTAGTCGTGCAGACCAAGGCTTCGGGAGATCAGACCGCCGGTAATGTTACAAGCTGCCACTGCCGACCAGAAACGCTCTCGGCTGGTGAACTGCACGGCCTTGTCAATCCTAGCCTGTACCTTGGCTAGTAGTGCTTTAGCATCCTCAAGGTTGTTGACCAACCACTGCGCATACACCTCGCCTGCATGGCCGAAGTTTTCCATAAGCTGGTGGTCGAACATCTGCTTACCCTCAGCGACACTGATGATGTTGGTCGGCCTGATTGCATATTCCAGCAGACGCATAGACTCGCCATCGGGGGAGTTCTTAGCCGCACCGAGCTTCTCGTAAAAGCTGGCGTTGGCTGATGCCAAGGTTATGCCCTGCCATGAAGTATTGTTCAGGCGCATCTCGTTGGTCTG